ACTTGGATTTGTTGGCAGAATTTGGCCCCGAAAAGGTCATGCAGGCCGTAGAAGAAGTTGCTTACGGTGTAGGCGATTTAGACGAAATTGGTTCCAGTGATGTCAGCGGATGGGTTCATCAGGTCAAAGATATTTTGGGTGTGCCAGAAGAGCTAGACGAAAAGTGGACGGCCAAATACAAACGCAGCATTGATTGTTCACATCCAAAAGGGTTCAGTCAACGGGCTCATTGCGCAGGCCGTAAAAAATGAAGATAAGTGATTTTCAAATTCAAAATTACGATAAACTAGACAATATACTTGTAAAGTTATGTGAACTAGTCGTCGATGGGCAACGTAAAAATCCTAAACTGTATGGCATGGTAGCAGCCGCTGTGTTGGATCCCGAAAACCGCTGTGTAGCCGCATTGAATTATCAAAAACCCGAGGGCGATGTGCATGGTGAACGTGCGGCCATTGATGCTTATCGCAAACGGTTTGGTGAAATTCCCGAAGGTAGCATTATCCTAACCACCTGTAGTCCTTGTACTGAACCCATGCCAGAGCGGTATGGTGATAGTTGTAAGGATTTGATTAGTTCAACTCCGGTTCATAAGGTTTATGCTGGCTACAGAGATCCTAGTCAACAAACATGGGGCGGCGACAAAACTTATCATTTACAAATTACTAAAAATAAAAAAATACAAGAGTTATGTAAGGCCTTTGCCGACACATGGCTCAAGGATCAACTTGACGAACTCTCCTTTTTAGGCAGTCCCTGCACCAAAGACTGTAGCGGTCATCGTGCCGGCTATGCCTGGAGTCAACGCAAAGGTGGACAGGTAGCTCAAAGTCCATTTAGCCCCAGTTTCAATAAGGGCAGTCAACTTTATGTGGATGGAAAATAACATGCTTAAACAAATAATAAACCGACAGGTAAAAGAATATCAACAAACCAATGCCACTGATGATGGTATAGTCGATGCTATTACGGAAAAAACTGGAATCAAAGCTTCCATGGTAATGCAGGTTTTGGATCCTGTAAAGTATGCTGAACAAATAAATCAGCTTCAATTAGCCGAACAGTATGAGGATGCGCAGGCAAAACAAGCTGCCATACAGGCCGCAATCGAAGCCAAGGCCATTGCTGATGCGGCCGCAGAACAAGCTAGGGTGGCCGCAGAGGTTGCTGCCGCGCAGGCTCAACAACAGCAACAAGAAAACATTGCCAAGATCAAAGACATATTCCAGTCATGGATGAAGATGCCTGTGGTTCATACTGCTAGATCATTTTATATCTACGCCAAAAATGAATTTGGATTAGATACAGACGTAATTCAAAGTGCGGTTGCTGGACAAGCATGGTTTATTGTCGAGTAAACATGAATCCTGACCAATATCCAGTATTCCCCGAGGACGATGCAAGTGATTGCCCAAGAAATCCTTACGCACCAGTCTAAGTTAGCCGAGTCCAGTGGCTATAGCCTAGAGGGTAGCTTTACACGCGATCTCATTGCCAGCAAAGTTTGGTTACTTGAGAAGCTTGCTCGTATTGCTCCTCAAGTAGGCACTATCTATGTATTAGGATCATGGTATGGCAACTTGGGTGTGTTGTTGGCATTAGATCCTGTTATCAAATACAAACGGTTAATTAACGTGGAAACTGATAAGAATTTCCTACAAGCCAGTGAACGTATACAGGATTATATGGGTATGGGTAATACAGAATACATGCTCAAAGATGCTAACAATTTAGATTATCGCCAGCTAGGTCCAGATGGTGTAGTCGTCAATACTAGTTTAACGGACATGGAAGGCCAGGCTTGGTTTGACCATATACCCGCAGGCACCTTAGTTGTCATGCAGAGTAGAGACCATGATCCTGGTCGTGTCGCACACAGCACACAGGATATACTAGATCATTTTCCACTTAGTGAAGTTCTTTACGAAGGGGAACTCAAATTAGAAGATCCTGAAACAGCATATACCCGTTATATGGTCATTGGGATCAAATAGAATACACTACCTTAGGACCTTATGGTTACTGGTGTATGCCCGGCTGCTGGGCTAGTTATTATGGGAGTCGTGCCCCGGAATGGTAACTTAAAGTGAGCTTTACCAAAACATCATTGACTTTGCAAAATAATCGTGTATACTAGTAAAACTTAATCAGGAGAATTAAATGTCTAACAATCGCGTATTTACAGCCGACCAAACTAACAAACTTAATCAAGTGATCAACGAGGGCATGCAGGTCATGATGGAAATTGAAACACTGACTGGTGGCCTTAATGATACAGTCAAGGCCATTGCTGAAGAACTTGACATCAAACCAAACATTCTCAAGAAGGCCATCAAGCTGGCACACAAGGCCGAATTTGGTCGTGAACAACAGGATCACGAATTGCTTGAGCAGATTTTAGTTACAGTAGGCAAGACGCTATAAATATTGTTTTCACAAACAATCGAGTCGTTCCCGTAAGGAACATGAATCATGGCTAACCGGCCATAAACGGAGAAAAATTTGAGTTATGTAGATGCCTTATTTGATCGTGAGCACGATCGTATTCATGTAGTTGAACGGAGGGATGGACGCAGAGTCTATCAGGAATATCCGGCCAACTACATCTTCTACTACGAGGATCCTCGTGGTAAATTCACTAGCCTGTTTGGCACACCTGTAAGCAGATTCAGCACTAGAAACAACAAAGAGTTTCGTAAAGAAATTCGCATACAGTCCGGCAAGCAGTTATACGAGTCAGACATAAATCCAATCTTTCGTTGCTTGGAAGAAAATTACAAAGGACAAGACGCACCCAAGCTCAATGTGGCGTTCTTTGACATTGAGGTGGACTTTGATCCAGAAAGAGGATTCAGTCCTCCTAGCGATCCATTTAATGCCATTACTGCTATCAGTGTTTACTTACAGTGGTTAGGCCAACTGGTTACCTTAGTGGTTCCGCCTAAACACATGAGTCGCGCCACTGCACAAGAAATTGCCAGCGAGTTTGAAAACACTGTTGTATTTGAACGTGAAGAAGATCTACTAGAAACATTTTTAGATTTAATTGAAGATGCGGACGCACTGTCTGGTTGGAACTCAGAAGGCTTTGATATTCCATATACAGTCAATCGTATTACTCGTGTTCTAAGCAAAGATGACACACGCAGATTCTGCCTGTGGAATCAATTTCCCAAGGGCAGAACATTTGAACGCTTTGGTAACGAAAGTCAAACATATGACTTGATTGGTCGTGTTCATATGGACTATATGCAGTTGTATAGAAAATATACCTACGAAGAACGTCACAGTTATAGTCTAGATGCTATTTTAGAATACGAAGGTCTCGAAGGTAAGACCAAGTTTGAAGGCACACTAGATCAATTGTATAACCAAAACTTCAAAACATTTATCGAGTATAACCGCCAAGACGTTAATGGGCTGGCGCAGATGGATAAAAAGTTGAAGTTTTTTGATTTGGCCAATACCTTGGCACATGAGAATACTGTGTTGCTACAAACAACCATGGGTGCTGTGGCCGTGACCGAACAGGCCATTATCAATGAAGCACATGAACGTGGCATGGTTGTGCCCAATCGTAAAGAACGCTACTCAGATGAAGATACCCAAGCAGCCGGTGCCTATGTTGCGTATCCCCGCAAAGGCATACATGAATATGTTGGATCAATAGATATCAACAGTCTGTATCCGTCGGCTATTCGCGCTTTGAATATGGGACCAGAGACCATTGTGGGGCAACTACGTCCTATCATGACTGACCGCTATATTGCTGACAAGATGCGTAGTGGTAGTAGTTTTGCTGCGGCATGGGAAGGCATATTTGGCAGTTTAGAATATACTGCTGTAATGGAAATGCAAACAGGCACAGAAATTACTATCGATTGGAAAGATGGTGAGGAATCGGTACACAGTGCTGCCGAAGTATGGAAAATTATTTTTGATTCAAACCAACCCTGGATGATCACTGCCAACGGCACTATTTTTACCTACGAAAAAGAAGCAGTTATTCCCGGACTGTTAAAGCGTTGGTATGCTGAACGTAAAGACATGCAGGCCAAACTAAAGGAGGCAACAAATGCCGAAGATGAAGAGTATTGGGACAAGCGTCAACTTGTTAAAAAGATTAACCTCAACAGTCTCTATGGTGCTATTCTTAATCCTGGTTGCCGTTTCTTTGATAAGCGCATTGGTCAGTCCACCACTCTTACTGGACGTGCGATTGCCCGTCACATGGATGCTTATGTAAACGAATGTATTACAGGCAAGTATGATCACGTGGGCGAAGCAATCATTTATGGTGATACAGACTCTTGCTACTTTACAGCCTATCCGGTGCTGAAGGACTCAATAGAAAAAGGTGAGATGCAGTGGAGTAGAGAAATTGCTGTTCAACTCTATAACAGTATTGCCGATCAAGTCAATGACAGCTTTCCGGGATTCATGGAACAGGCATTCCATGTGCCTAGAGAAATGGGCAGTGTAATCCGGGGCGGACGTGAGATTGTGGCTTCCAAGGGCCTGTTCATTACCAAGAAGCGTTATGCTGTCATGTATTACGATAAAGAGAACAAGCGTGTAGATACTCATGGCGAACCTGGCAAGGTCAAAGCCATGGGCCTTGATCTCAA